AACACAATGTCGCCATGTTTGAACAACATAAACTAAAAGTTGATGGCGGAGTTTACGATATTGCCCGTTTTGCATTTGGGGAAGACAAACAATCATTTGATGAACGTGTCAAAACCGCAGTAGAACTGACAAAAAAGGGGAACAATACAAGATGGGGTTTATTTGTAAGCGATGAACAACGCCGTCAACAAGTACTTGAATTCATGGTTGTTCAGAATCAGCAAAAATTGCGAAAACTGTTGGCTAAGGGATATTATGATGACTTACATCAAAACGAAAAAACTCAACTTGAAGGGAATTATCCAAGGACTGTTAGCAATTATGCCGCTGAAAATTTTAATGAATTAGTCGCCGAAAAAGGTTCAGCATACAGAATGGGGCATCCGGTTGGCGACCCCAACAATCCTGCTTGGCGCAAACTAATCAAATTTGTGCGGGGTGGTAGAGGGGTTGAAGAAGATATCGTCATCCCTGAGGGCTTGTCTAGAAACCAACGACGACAACTTGAACGGGAACGAGAAAAATTGAAAAAGAGTTTGGAAAATCTTCCGTTTGGTATTGATTGGGCGAAAGTTTCCCCAATCGACCGCAAATCAATACCTGGGGAATCACTATCTAAGAGTGGTAAGTTCATCAGTATTTTTGGTAGATGCGAAGGTTTCACCTATTACTCTAAAAACAACCGAAAACAAAAAGGTTCCGAGTCTGGAAAGAAAGGCATCTCCGAAGGTATTTTTTCTCTAAAAACTGCTCTCAGACCAAAAAGAAAAAATCCGACGATTGATAGTGATGTTGTGAACATGTTGGCGATTAGGGTGAGACAACATAACGCCACTGTTTCAAATACTTCCCATAAAACAAACTTGCGTGATGTAAAAGTTGTGTATTTGCGCGGTCTTTCGGTGGGGGACAAAAAAACAGCCCTTAAAAGGGTAAATAATTTTTTTCAAGCCATGGCTTCTAATACCCCCTTGCCAAAGGGTCAACGACAAGATTTTGACATCGTCCCCGAAACCCACCCCTCAAAAGACAAGAAAACAGCCCACAAAGATGGAGGTTTTGATGATGGCGAGTTCGGCATCAAATACAAATCTGCTTGCTGTCCGCAGTTGGTTAAGAGACACAAAAGGTTGTAAAGATATCACATAATTTTATTTATGTGGGGTTGCATTTACAATACTATTTAAGTGTTATTCTCATAAGTACAGTAATTATTATTTACTGGACTGGGTGCTTACCTAAGTCGCGACAACAACAATCACCCATAATAAATTCCTTAGGAGGAATTCAAATGTCATTCGATGACAGCCGTTTACGCGAACTGCAAACCGCACTTCGCTCAAAAATGGCAGACAACAAAACCATCGCCGACTCTTTCAAAGTCGAAGAGGGAACAGTAGTTGTATCTGCCGAACAGAAAGCACAATTTGACCGCAACATGTCGGACATCCGCGAAATCAAGAGCCTCATTGAGGGTCTTGAAGGTATGCGCGATGCCGAACAGTGGGGCTCAGAGGCTTCGGCACAATCCGTAGCACAGACCTCAGCGGTGGAATCCCAAAGCGCACCAGCGCCGCAATATCAGGCTAAGAGCCTCGGCGATATGTTCACATCGTCAGACGAGTTCAAGGCTTTGAACAACGGACGCAATGGCGCCAACATGCCATCACCATACATGGTGAACCGTGCTGACATTAGTGGTCCGTGGGGAACCAAGGACATCTATACAGCATTGCCGTCAGGTACTCCAGGTTCGTTCGGTAGCATCCAACGCGATGCCATCGTTGTTCCTCCGATGCGCACGCGTCGTGTTCGTGACTTGTTCCCGACACGCACCACAACCGCAGCGGTCATTGAGTACTTCCGCATGAGCGGTTTCACCAACAATGCCAATGCTGTTGCCGAGCGCAATACCGGTAACACTGCGTTTGCAGCCAAACCACAGTCGTCATTGGCGTTCACGGGGCAACAAGCACCTGTTCGCACATTGGCTCACTGGGAAGCCGCACACCGCAATGTCCTTGCCGATGAACCGCAACTGCGTTCAATCATCGACAATGAGTTGATGTACGGTCTCCGTTTGCAGGAAGATGCACAAATCCTTAACGGTGACGGTTCGGGCGAAAACCTGACTGGTGTTCTTCAGACATCGGGCATTCAGACATATGCTTGGTCGGATGGCGCGACCGGTGACCTCAAGGCGGACGCAATCCGTCGTGCGGCAACGCTCTCGTTCCTCGCTTACTACGAGCCGACAGGTGTCGTTATCCACCCGAACGATTGGGAAGACATTGAGTTGTCAAAGGACAGCAACGGTCAATATCTCGTTGCGGTTTCAGTGGCGCTCGGCGGACAGCCTCGTTTGTGGCGCATTCCGCTTGTCGATACCCCAGCAATCGCCGAGGGCACCGCTCTCGTCGGTGCGTTCGGTACCGGCGCACAGTTGTACGACCGTGAGCAGGCAAGCATCCGAATTAGCGAACAGCACGCAGACTTCTTCGTGCGAAACGCAATCGTCGTGCTCGCTGAGCAACGCCTCGCACTCGCTGTGAAGCGTCCAGAAGCATTTGTCAAAGTCACTTTTGACGAAGCACCATCAGCCTGATAAGGCTGTAAGTAATTAGCATTAACCCCCGTGCTCATCCTGAAAGGGATGGGTGCGGGGGTTTTGCTTTATGTATGGGATAATAAATAAATGGAGAGATTTTGGTACGGGGCAACAGTCAATAGAGTCATTGATGGCGACACTATTGAACTCATGGTTGATTTAGGTTTTAATATCCATCACAAAATGCGTGTGCGTCTTTACGGGGTGAACACCCCCGAATCCAGAACCAAAGATTTGAAAGAAAAAGAAATGGGACTAAAAGCAAAAAAATTTACCGAAGATTGGCTTACAAATCACAAATGGGTTTTTGTGAATACCATCCCTGACAAAAACGATAAATATGGTCGTATTCTCGCTCGGATTTTTAGTTCAGACAATGTGGATGACCCCAAAACCGCTTGCCTCAATAGGGACATAATTCAGTCAGGGTATGCGAGGGAATATTTTGGTGTAGGCGACAAAACTTGGGCAGAATTTAAAACAAAATAGACGGTTAAGAGTTTTCGGTTAAATTGTCAAGTTGCTCTCTGAGGGACTTGATTTCTTCCAAGAGCCCATTTTTTTCTTTTTTGAGGTCTTGAATATAACGAGCAACATAATGGTTAAATTCTGTTTGAGATATTTGAGATTTTTCTACTTGCATGACCGAATATGATACATAATATATTGGTTATATTCAGAAACTTTAAACAAAAATTTTCATAATTTGGTCACCGACCCATTTCGCAACAGGAGATGCAACCCCGTTGCCGCATTGCTTGTAGCGATGAGTTTCCGCCTGCTCCGTGCCGTCAAGTTTCCATTTTGTATGATTGTCCGGCCACCCCATAAGTCTTTCGCATTCAAGGGGAGTGAGGCGACGAACAGCCATAGTTGGCTCCAAAATTGAAGGAGACTGTTGTGAAGCCTTTAACGGAGGCGATTTATCCTCAAATACTTCGGCATTAGACCCAAACTGCGTATCAAACGAGTGGATAGCGATATGGGGCTCATTGTCTCCACGCTTGACTTCGGCACGAAGAGTGGGGACTACGCCTTGCCATACACCTCCATTAAGCCTTGTCATTGTCCCTGGTTGGAAAACTGTTGGTTCAATACTCTGCTCAACCGTTCTGGCAACTTTTTCCCTCTTCGCTCCGCCCGCCGAAGGATTCCTGTGCAAGCCTTCGCTGAAAGGTAGTAACGGGTTGGGACATTTGTTGGCAATTCCAGAATCGAAGACAGAGATGACAAACACTCTTCTACGCCGTTGGGGGATTCCGAAGTATTGCGCATCCAACAGTCTCCATTCCGAGAAACACGCCCCTGCTTCATCCATCTCGAAGAGGACTTGCCCGAAGTCGGCACCCTTGCCGGAAGATAAGGCTCCCGAGACATTTTCCCAAATAGAGATTCTTGGATATACCCCATCAGTTAATCCTCTCAATTCCTTGATAATTCTAATCCCCTCATAGAATAACCCCGAGCGCTCGCCTTTAAGTCCTGCTCTTTTGCCCGCAAGAGAGAGGTCTTGGCACGGCGACCCCCACGCCACAACATCAATAATTGGCGCACAATCAAGAATATGTTTTCCGGTGAGAGTCGTTATGTCTCCCCACTTTGGGACATCTGTCCAATGCCTATGCAATATTTCCGACGCGTTTTTGTCCCATTCGCATTGGAAAACGGTCTCCATTCCAGCCTGTTCCAAACCGTAGTCAAACCCTCCTACCCCGGAGAAAAGGCTGAGGACTTTCATTTGTCTTTCTGCTTTGTCTTACCAATCTTGGAGTTGTAGATATCTCCAACATTTTTTAAGTTTTGGGAAATTGTGCCTCTGATGTTTTTTGCGTCTAAATTCCCTGCCCGAAAGTAAGTACTTTTCTGGTTTATTTCTTGTTCAAGACGCTTAACGGCTTCATTCAATTTTTTTATGGCGTTTTCCACACGAAGCAATATTTCGTCTGACGAACTCTCTATTTTTGAGAGCCTTTCAGAAAAAATATCAAAATTTTTTTCTGCATCGCGATTTTCCATTGTTTGCCCCCCTTTGGGTTACTGATTACTTGAACCAATGTCAAATTTAATTTTGTGCTTTACCACATAACGAAAATTATGTAACGAGCAACATTTATTCAGATTGTACGAGTTGAGAATCGTGCCACAATTAGGCTCGGCGCAAACGCGTTGTCCGTTGCCGTACTTTTCTTTATGGCGCCATTCACGATGGTATTGAGCACGGCTTTTGGTTGTGGTGGTCATTCTGGCTTCTCGCCAACCAATTTTAGTGCTTTTTTGTTGATGGATTCCCAAACCTCGGGGTGATTTTTCCTTACCCACGACGAAGCAAGTTGTGCTTTCTTGCTCCCCAAAATGGTGTAATACCGTTGAATTTTTTTGCCCTTGTCCGTGCTCCTATATTTTTTCATATATGTGGAGGCGGCTTTCCTGCACAATTCGCAACGACATTTACCATTCGTATAACAGTTGTATGTGCCGTGTTTCAGCATTAAACAACCCCAAACATGTTACTTAAAGACCATGTATCAATATTGATTTTGTGTCCCTTGACGATGTCTTCCATGGTGAAATTGCCCCACTTGTACCCACCCGCAAGGGTGAAACAAGATGGTTTGTCCGCAATCCATTCAGAAACCAACTGTTCTCTTGCCGTAAGAACACCAAATGGGTCTTGAAAATTGACTGTGTTGATTGGGTCTATGCCCGCATTGTATAAAACTATCATGCCGTGTTCGTATTTTGCTTCCGCCGCCTCTAGGGAATGACTTATCGCATCAATGTATGCACCGTCTGAACCCGCCCCTTGCAAATTTAACAACCAAAAATAATGGGGGTCGGACGGATGGTACGAATCAACACCCGAAACACTGACATCAATTTGAACGATGTCGCCCTTTTTGATGATTCCCATTCGTTCAAGATTTTCGATATGGGACATGGTGCCACCACCGCAATGTGCGTCGTAATCCAAAATCATAACTTTTTGTCCAAGATTTACTGCGTGCGTCGCACCCACCGCAAGACCGTTAATCGTGCAAAAACCCATCCCGTAATCTGGTGATGCGTGGTGCAACCCCGAAGATAGAGAACCCGACCTGTTCTCTCCCGAGATTGCCGTTACGACAGATGCAACCACGCCGTGAGAGTGCGCAATTGCGAAATCATATGTTTTGTTATCCCATGCAAACCCGCTTGAACATGCCAAGTTTGAGTTTCGCCCGTTAATTAGGGAGTCGTGGTATTCCCGCGAATGAATGACCCCAACTATTTCTTTGACCACTTTTTTATGAACCACGGTTGATGGGTCAAGAATTTGTATGTTTTTGTTGTCTTCTAATGCTTGTGCCACAAATTTGGATTTGCGGGTGGTCTCAAACGATGTTGGAGACGCTATGTAATCGTTGTTGTAAAAAATTTTCATGTTAGTAATAAGTGTCTGACCTGTACTTGTCCAATAATTTAAAAAGTGTATGGTTTTTAAAACCAAAAATCTTTTCTAGGTGGTAAACAATAAGACTATTTGGGGAAAACGGTCTTTGGGTGTTGTGTCTGCTAGTTATAAAACCTAATTTTCCTTTCGGTTGCGCTTTGCTCAGGGAAACTATCGCTTCTTCTTCGTCCACGCCGTTGCCTATTGCCACCCCCCACGCCGTTGCTGTTGACCTTGAAATGCCTGCATGACAATGAACCAACAATTTTGGGACATCAATGCCAAAATCCAACATTTCGATGACATCGTCCATTGTTGGACCGCCTGATTCTATTTGGATTGAGTCTTTGAACTCAACGACCTTATGGTTTGGGTGACCAAATGCCGTCTCGTATTTGGTGGGTCCTGCCGTGAGTACGGCGTCAAATGCCATACACTCTTTTTCTGCTTCCCTCAGGTTTCTGACCGTCGGTATGTATTGATTTCGGGTTGATTGTTTTAGTTGAATATTACGCACATTGTTATTCTATGGCGGGTTTGGGGACTTGTCAACCTATTTAATATCAAGAAAATAAGGGATTTCCGAGGGGGAGGGGCAGGGAATTACAGGGGTGTAATTTGAGGTTGTGTTTTTAAAAATAGTCCTGTATTATTTTACATATCCGATGAGGATGAACTAATAAACCAAACATAAATGGGAGTAAATAATGACTGCAACTACATATCAGGCGATGCGCAAGAAACTGGGCACTCGTCGCGGTCGCAAGCCTCTTTCTCCAGAAGAAAGAGAATTACGACAAGAAAAACGGAAAATTGAAGTTCGTCGAAGAATGGAAGCAAAAAGACGAGCGTGGTTCGTACTTGAAAACAAGTACAGCGCAGAGTTCCAAAGAATTTTTCAGGAAGAATACGAGACACTGAAAAAGAACAAAAAGTTCGCAACCAAGTAACCCCCCAAAGGTACTGCGAGAAAGAACGGCACCGAAAGGTGCCGTTCTTTTCATGTAGTACGATATTCATTTATGGGCGCAGAGTATCTGTTTAATGATTTCCAAATCGTTAGGGCAGATAGGTCGCCATGTCCAGTTTGTGGGCACCCCACGGGGGACTGTACGGGCGAAGCCCAATTAGAACATAAAAAAATATTTGGCATTGGACTTTTTGAATCTGTTGATAACTCTCAGACATACACCGTTCTTGAGGACATCTATACGGAACGACAAGTCACCCCGTTGCAATCTCGGAAAGTAATCGAATATCACAAAGGACAAGTAATACCTTTATCCACAGCCCGACAACTAGGGCTGATTGACTAAACGCCTATTTTACTGAAATTAAACTCTGGCGTATAATTAAAAAATTACCTTATTGACAAAAGAAAAGACAAGGCATCACAATGGATTCCGTATCGCTTACCCCCGAATTCCTAGAGAGATATCGTTACGCAACACCGCCTTGGGGTTTTAACGGTTTGGGGGAAATCGTCTACCTGAGAACATATTCGCGACCAATCGAAAACCTTGATAGGAACGAAACTTGGATAGAAACGGTTTCCCGATGTATAAACGGTGCTCTAGAAATCGGAGTCAAGTGGACGCAGGATGATGTAGAAAAAATTTTTGACCATGTCTTCAACCTGAGATGCTCATTCTCGGGTCGTGCGCTTTGGCAACTCGGTACACCTCTGATTAAAAAATTCAACGCCGCATCTTTGAACAACTGCTATTTCACAAACATTGAATCAATTGAGGATTTTGAGATTCTTTTTGATTATCTCATGCTCGGAGGAGGGGTTGGTTTCTCTGTTGAGCGCTCAAAAATTCACGATTTACCGAAAGTCAAATCAGGAATAAAAATTGTTCATGAACGAACAAACGATGCGGACATCATTGTTCCAGACTCAAGGCAAGGATGGAGACGACTGCTTCACAGTGTCTTAAAATCATATTTTGAAACAGGCAAATCCTTTTCTTACTCAACAATGCTTATCCGCGAATTCGGTGCTCCGCTCAAATCATTCGGAGGCACAGCCAGCGGACCTGGCGCCCTAGTTGACGGAATTGAAGACATATGCGGGGTTATGCAAAATCGTGAAGGCAAAAAATTGCGGTCAATTGATGTTTTGGACATATGCAACATCATTGGTCGAATTGTCGTCTCGGGTTCATCTCGTCGTTCGGCACAAATCGCAATCGGAGACCCCGATGATGTTCTTTTCCTTAGAGCAAAAAATTGGTCATCGGGAGACATTCCAGCATGGCGAGCAAACAGCAACAACAGTATTTATGCCGACTATTACGACCACATTCAACCAGAACTTTGGAAAGGTTATACCGGCAACGGTGAACCCTACGGCTTGGTCAATAGAAGGCTTGCCCGCAAACATGGTCGTCTCGGGGAACTCAAACCTGACCCCACAATTGAGGGATTCAACCCCTGTGCCGAAATTGCCTTGAGCGACGGCGAATCCTGCAACTTGTCAACCATTTTCCTGCCGAATGTAAGGTCACTTGACGAATTTAAAGAAATTTCAAAACTTCTTTATGTTCTTCAAAAACAGATAACAAGGCTGTCTTATCCTTACGAAAAAACGACGTCGGTCGTTTCAAAAAATGCCCGCCTGGGTCAAAGCATTTCGGGCATCCTTCAAGCAACAGAGGAACAGGTTTGTTGGCTGTCACCGGCTTATGAGGCGCTCGAAAGTTTTGATAAAGAGTTTTCGGACGAACATGGGTTCCCCCACTCAATAAGACTGACCACAGTTCAACCATCGGGAACGCTTTCATTGCTTCCGGGAATCACCCCCGGCATCCACCCCGCATTCGCGAAATACTATATTCGCAGAGTCAGATTTGGTGCTTCCGATTCGTTGGTTGACAGTTTGCGCAAGCGCGGACACAAAGTTATATGGGATATCGGTTTGGATGGACGGGAAGACCACACCAAATATGTTGTGGAATTCCCATGCAAATCACCAGAAAATGCCATTCTTGCCGAAAACATGACGGCAGTACAACAACTTGAATGGGTCAACAAGATGCAAAAAGAATGGGCAGACAATGCCGTTTCTGTGACCGTTTACTACCGAAAAGAAGAACTTGATGAAATTAAAGAGTGGCTAAGCAAACATTACGACGACAGCATCAAATCAGTTTCATTTCTTCTGCATGCAAACCACAATTTTCCTTTGCCCCCATACGAGGAAATTGACGAAAAAGAATATGACGCTATGGTCGCAAAAATCAACCCGAACCTTGGTTTGAGCCAAATTGCGGGGGCGGAACTTGATATTGACGCTTGCGCTACTGGCGCCTGCCCAATCAAATAAAGATGTTTTTTCACTTAAAAGATTTGAAAATAAACGACATCTTCAGAAAAGCAGGCTCAATCATTGATAAAAATGGTTTTTCAAAATCATTACTCTATGACCCCTACACCAAAGAAGTCGATATTTCGGGAGCGATATTTTTAGCGTGTGGGGCTTCAAAGAAATTGCTCATTGAAGGCGAAACCGACCCCGACAAACTAGGGATGGCTGAAGCAAATTGTGTTAGGTCAATGGTCGCAATCGAATATGTTGAAGCGATGGTTGGCAAAAACACCGTAGATTGGTCTGCGGAAAGCGAAAAATATGAAGCAATCAGTTTGCTGAACAGACTTGCCGACAGGATAGATATTTCTATTGCTAAGGGAACAACTTAAGTTGCTCAACGGCTTTTGCTTGCTCTATTTTTGTTAACTCATCGGCAAGCCTGACGGAAGCAATTTTGGCGTATTCAGGGTTCAACTCGCATCCCAAATAATTACGTCCAAGTTTTTGTGCAACAACACCAGTTGTGCCAGCACCAAAAAAAATATCCAAAACAGTGCCGGGAATGATTTCTTCACCGTCACATTTACATGATTTTTCCCACCCTTTGGTTTCCGTCTGAGAGAAACCGGCATCGCCCTTGCCGTTTATGTCCGCATAAGCGCCTTCATAGTTGTTTGGTCGGTAATTAATATCATTTTTGGGCAATTCGCTTCTCGCAATACGTTTTCTTTCGACAATCCTCACATAGGGGGCTTGGCAAATAGAGCAACAGCCATACTCCGATGTCCCCGCTTTGATGCATGGTTCAATCAAGTCTTGCGGGAATGTTGCAAAATGCGCTTCTTTAAATGGTTTGGTTGCCACCGTCCAAACCGAACGCTTGTTCTTCATCGTTGCTGTTGACCCACTTATTGAATTCATTTCTGTTCCGCGACGAGCGTCCGCACGGGAACCCCTGTCATCGCCCGCATATTTTGCTGGCTCCTTGATGGCTTCCGCATCATAAAAATATTTAGGCTTTTTGGTCAAAAGAAAAATGTATTCGTGTGCTTTAGTACATCTGTCAAGGACGGATTCGGGCATAGGGTTTGGTTTGCTCCAAATAATGTCTTGCCTTAAATACCATCCAGCAGATTGAAGCGCCAAGGCAACACGCCACGGGATGCCAACCAAATCTTTCGCCTTCAAATCCCCATCGTCCCTGCCAATGATTGCCCTGAAATCTTCGTTTTCGCCGCCTGCATTTGATGCGTTTGTCGATGCGATTGTTTGTTTATACCCGTTGCCGTTACTGCCAGCATATGAGTCTCCAAGATTTAACCAAAGAGTGCCATCATCTCGCAGGACGCGCCAAACTTCAGTAAAAACAGAAACCATGTTCTCCACATATTGTTCTTTTGTTTGTTCTAGCCCTAGTTGGCTGTCAATTCTTACGGCACCACACCTCGGACAGACGGTTTTATATATACCATCACCAATAGCCCCTTCAAGATTTCTTTGACCCGTGGAACAACTTTCGCTGAATTTGCTGTCGCGCTTATGCGAACATTTTGGGTCTCCCCCAAGCCATGTTGCGGTGCCATAATCTCTCAAGCCCCAATAGGGCGGAGAGGTGACGACGCAATGAATACTTTTATCCGGCAGAGATTTTAAGGTTTGCCTGACATCGCCTAATAAGATTTTTGGATTTGCGAGCAGCGCCTTATCCAAATTCGTCATATGCGGAAATTCCCCCTCATGGGGGTTATCTTACTTGGCTTTTTTAAACCAAGCAAGGACTCGCTGGCGCAAGGATTTTGACTGAATGTCATTCGCATAGACCATAACGGTGCTTGCGACATCCTTGGCTAGGGTTTCAACCGCAGCAGCGACAGCAGAAACAGCCTCGTCCGCACTTGAAACAGCCTCATTAATTTCTTTTTTTGCTTTGACAACTTTAACTTTTGAAGATGTCCCTTTTTTGGGGGCTTTCTTAACAGAAGCCTTTTTGGTTGTCTTTTGTTTGGTTGTTTTCTTGTTTTGTGCCATGAAGCAAACACTAGTAGACGGAGACCTTCTCAAATGCAACCCTGTAGCCGTTCACGGAAACTATTTAGGGTACTTTGGACTACATGGAAACAGGCATATACCCCACGGACTTGGACAAGATGGCTTTAGCCGTTGAATCTGCGAAGTTGGCGAAACAAATGAGTGTTTCCGAGGAAGGTATTGGGGAAGATATCAATATCAATCTGTTTTGTTGGAAAAACGACTATTTAGCATCCGTAGTTCAACTAAGCAATACCCACAAACTTGAACGAAATGAAAGAGTTGAAAAGATAACCGACGCTGCCTGCATCCTCAGAAAAGGATGGGGTGTGGATGAATTTACATTCATTGCGGAGGGTTATTGTTCCATGAAGCCATCGCAAACCAAGAATCAAGATTTAGCGGAGTTATACGCCCAAAAAAATTCTCCCGTGAAAGAATGTATATCGTTTACACATATAACCCAAAATGACGCAACATTCGTTTCGGTGCCCTATTCGGTGGGGCTTGGTAAAAAGGTGGATTTTGACACGCCGCTGTGTTATTCGGGTCTTGATGTAATGCGCGATTTAACATACACGGCGACATTGAAGGCGTCCCTAAAACTTAAACCATCAGAATTTGATGAGAGAGCAATAGACCGAGAAGCCTATTTTGGGACACTCGCATCAAGCCTGATTGAAAATGGTTTTGAAGTTTTTTATAGAGACGATTTATAAACAAATAAATAAAAGAAGGAACAATGGGAAAAAGACGAAAAAGCGTAAGCCGTGGCGCTCAGCAGAGAGAGCGCATCAATCCAATAACAAAACAAGTGGAGATTGTGTCCGGCACCAAAGCGGGCAAAAAACGCCAACGTCTCCCAGCCGGACATCCGTTGAGGACGCACGACATACACGGTATTCCAAACGCAAAGAAAAAGATTCGCACGAAAATTAACGACGAAGAATAAAAACATGGATTCCGTAGTCCTTATTGAGGGAGCAGAAATCGGGCAAATCCCACCAACTCCGTTAACCCCCTCGGTTGATTTGTCTTCGGTGGCAAAAGCGTGCGCATTGCTTAAAAAAATATCTCGACACTTTGGGACGCCAACTGGTTATAAACAGGAACAAAATGGGCGCCTCATACATTCAATCACCCCAGACCCCAAAACGGAATACATACAAATTTCTTCTTCCTCAAAAACAGAATTACAACTACATACCGAAACGGCTTTTCATCCTTTCAAACCTTCCCACATTCTTTTGATGTGTCTCAGGGGTGACCAAAATGCCTACACAACCTATGCCTTGGTCGATGAAATCGTGAAAGAATTGGATGAGTGGACAATCAATCAATTGTCAAGAAACGCATTCTTAACATCAATTGATGAAAGTTTCAGACAAAACGGCGAGCAAAACATACAACTGAAAACCCAAATTCTCAAAAAATTAGATAATGGCTACGAGATGCGGTTTGACGAGTTTTTCATGGAGGGCATTGATGATGATGCAAAAAGTGCTTTAATAAGTTTGAGAACAATTATCCCGAAACTCACACAAAGTATTGCCCTGAAAACAGGCGATGTTCTGATTCTTAATAACAAAAAAACAATTCACGGTCGAAAACCTTTTCAACCCCGATACGACGGAACCGATAGATGGGTTTTAAGAACATTGGTTGTTGATGAATGTCCGCCTATGTCGCAACAAATACATGACGACCACATGATTATCACAACAGATTTCACGCAAGAAACCACCATATAGTGTCCGCATCAATTGGTGTCGTCGGTTTTTTCGTCAACTTCTTCTTCGTCATCGGTGGCGTCACTTAAGGCAGGAAGGTCACCCATAAGGGCGGTCACCATGTCTTCGGGCAATACACCCGATTCACGCATAACAGCAAGAAGTTTCTTCGCTTCCGATTCCGCATCAAACTTTTCAATATTGTTCATATTGGAGGCGCCAGCCAAAACAGCACGAACAGGGGAAGTGTCTCGGACATCCATTTGAACATTGACGTTTGTTTGCTCCATCCCGAGAAGTTTGGCGCGTCGGTCAATAATTGAAAGAACGGTAGATACAGCCTTGATGTCTGGCTCAATAGACACCTCTGTGCCGTCGTCCATTTTCACCTTACGATGCTGTGTGAGTGGCCAGATTGCCTGCTGTAATGCGTCCAGACGCTCCAGTTCCATCTGTAGCACCTCGGGGTAGACAAGCAGGGCTTCTTGGCTTAATTTGTTTAACTGCCTCTTGATTGACGAATTGACAGCATTTGAGGCAACCCCAAAACGGCGGGCTATCTCCGAGATTGGCACTCCCGCTTGGCGCATTTTAAAAATACGGACATCCCGTTCAGCCAAAAATTCTCGGGTAAGCCCTTTTTCGCTCATACAAATATCTTAGGAAACTCAATAACCTCAAATGGGAACACAAGACCCCGCTTCATTTTTAAAGGAAACTGACGCTGGTCGCGGGCGCCCCTGAAATGCCTAACATCATAAACATAATCACCCACCGCCGTGGGGTCAGGCTGAAGCGCTAAACCGAATTCTGGCCACCGAGACCAAACAGCGGAACCAAACGGACGCAACTCCCTCGTAGCCATGGAGGAGCCCAAGGGGGCATGGTGCTCTAGCCATAAAGCACAATTGTAATAGTCGCGAATCATGTCAAAATATTTTGCGACCTCTACGGCGACCGCCTCGGATGTTCTGCCACCAGGGTCAACAAAAGATTTGTAAACAGGACCTATCAAAAGCAAATCGGGTCTTATTTTTTCTACAGTTTCCTCAATTAACGCCTTATCTGACGGTCGCATCAAATCAACGCCGGCGGGTTTAATCAAAATATGTGCCTCAATATTTTCCGCATACCCATAGCGTTTGGCGGCACCCATTATGGAGGTTGATTTTCTTCTGATAATTCTTTCGGGGTTCTCAAGGTCAATCGTTAAAGTACGAATTGGTTTAATTCGAGACATGGTAAACGGGTTTATTCCCGCAGCGCTACAAATAGCAACCTGTCGCATAAGCATGGTTTTGCCCACGCCCTCAGCAGCCACAACCATTATTCTTTCCCCGCGTTCAATCAGGTCAGGAATAAGCCAATCAAAATTGTCATCAACTTCTTCGTTCAAAAACTCTTCCCAATTTACGAGTTTTCCCCTATCATATGTGTCCTCGTGGTTGAACTGAGCCAAAAGCATTGATGCGCGAGAAAGTCGTGTTTCTTCGGAAAGGTCATTTCTGTGAAGCACTTTTTCAACTTCTTTGGCAAGTGCGAGGAGATTGTTTGTTGCGTCATCTACGGCTTTTTCGTCAACTTCTTCTTCTTCGTTTTTTTCGGTGCTTTCCAAACCCTCTGGTGCGTCTTTCAAATCAATTAAATCGTTAACACTCTTGCCCGACTGTATTAAATCGCTAACATCTTTAAAGCCCTCGGGTGGGATAAAACAAGTGACGGTGCACTCGGCGTTTTTCAAAACAGAAGCAACATGCAAAGCATGTTCCTTGCCGACTTTGTCATTGTCGGCAACAACGAAAACAAGCGCCCCCTCTAACGCCTTGGTGTGAATATCAAACCATTTGCCCGCACCGTTGGGGGGAGTGGTCGCACATAAACCTAATTTGACCAGATTGTCTGCATCCTTTTCCCCTTCGACAACCCAAATAACCTCGCCGTCTCGTTTAGCCTGCATCACCTGTGGTAGGCGATAAAGAATTTTGTCAACACCATCAAGGGAATAAATGTATTTTCGGGGATTTTCTGGGTCGGGTCTTCGTTGTTTAAAAGTTTTTTTGCCCCACTGGTCTACAAATCTTTGTTTCTGAAAAATTAGAGCACCCGACTCGTCTCGATAATCGTATGTTGCAACAAGTGAAAGTTTTCTTTGTTCCTGAGCGGCGGGGTACAAATCCATTACTTGAATGCCCATTGATTTACATATCTGTTCAACATTGCAACCGCTACCACGATGACAATTAGCCAAAACACGACCGTCTTTACCCTGTGCTATGGATAGCGAAGGATTATCGTCATCGTTCCTGCAAGGACACCGAGCCTGCCAGCCCGAACCTGTACGCCGAACTCCGTTGAGTTTTGATAAAAAAGACTCAACCGTTGACGATGTGATTGTTTCTGTCACTGATTAATCTCGGAACTTTCTGAGTTAGCCCGCCTGTGAATGCTCCCCGTCCTGATGGCTCTTTTGACGGCATCACCATTGACGCGATATTCTGGCAATTTGATTTGCCTTTGCTGTCGAATAACTTCACGCTCAATTTCGGTTTTGCCGCCCCAAACGCCGAGCGGTTCATAATGCAAAGAATACTCAAGACAGGGCTCCCTGACTTCGCAACCCTCACAATACTTAATCGCCAATCTTTGGCTTTTTATAAACCCACCGTTTCTTTCGGAATGGGTCGGGAAAAACAAATACGTGTCTTTCCCCCTACAATTTGCTTTTTGGGAATCAAAGCCCAAAAGAATACCCTTGACATTTCCCACTGTAACCTCCCCAAAATAGTGGTGTGATTACACTAGTGGTCTCTCGGGGTAAAGTCAACAATTTTTGGCTGTGTTTCCAAAAGTTTTTGAACCTGATTGAAGTCAAGAAAAATTGAAACATAGTTCACGCGCAAGTTGCCGTCATCGCCGACGGAGGATATGACTTCTATATTTTCCTGTTCGCACCCTAGCATATTGGCTACGCCAGACCTAATATTCGCTATACGAACTTCATCAACAAAAGTTTCATCGTAGAAATCCCAAACTTCCTCTAAAATTGGGGGCTGAACCACCGTCAAAGCCTTCAACTCTTTCTGCTTTTCGACAGCCACAACACACCATGCGCACGCTATTCGTGGCGCTTTTGACGGTCTCTTGCGCACCTCAACATGCCCGCAGGATAAACGATGATGATATTCGAGTTTTCCCCATTCTCCAACACGTTTAATTTCAAGGATTTCGTGTTGTGGGGCAGATTTTTTATTTACCACCGAAACGGATTAGCGTGTTCTATTGCGAAACGCTTTGCCTTTCTTTCGTGCAACCGAAGTATTCGGCACAAATTGACGCCCACGCTTATCGCCTTGAATTTTCTTACGATTCGTGGCGGCACGTTGGGCGGGCGTTAGGCGCCCCCAAACCTTATCGGGCAGATACCTGCGCATCCTGCCCCCACGCAGGGCTGGTTTGCCATCCGAAGTTCTCCACTTTTCTCGTCCCCACTTTTTCAGCGACCGCTGTTTTTTGTTTGGGCGCTTCCCTCTCTTGTATCCCCCACCCGCTTTCCTGTAGCGCAACGCGACGAGTTGTGCTTTACGAGCAGACCATTGTCCAGGTCGCCCACCCTCCGAACCAGCCATCACGCGAGCCTTGATGCGCTCACGCAGTGCGTTATTCGTGTACGGTGATGCGCTTTTTTCTTGTGCATTAGACATCACGAAATAGAAATCGTGAACCGCTTGGTTAGCGTCAAACTTAGAGGCACCAATTGGTGTGCCGAGAACTTTTACAAGCAACTCATCCATTCACCAATTTTACCTCACACAGATACCACAAACCTCACCCAGATACCACAAACTAAACAGAAAAACTAGTTTAATTTACTATGAAAAAGCCCCCTCGGAAACGGGCAACAGAAATTTATCAGCCTCCCACATGCACCCAATTGCACAATAACCGACAACATCCATCACATTGTCCTGCAAAGACTCGTTCTCGGGAGTCGCACCCGACAACAACAAATTCTCCAAACGAGCGACCTTATCGTGCAAACGAACATACAAACCCTGCGAACCAAACCGCCGGATATTTTCATGACCATAATCACGCTGTTTTTTGACCAGCACACTTTGCACGAGACCCACATTCAAAACAATCCCCAACCTAGAAGCCAACAAAACCGCCGCGGCGCCAACATCACGCCAAGACGCATACCGTGCCTCAAACGAACGGTCATCGACATCAAAATTTAAAACAATCGCCGCATCCAAAAACCCACGCAAATCACCAACACCCCCCACAACCAGCCTGCCGGTTTGAGAGTGTTCAAAAATGTCTTCACACGCAACCAAAGCCGCATCGTCCCAAACCGACAGCCCGCCAAAACTAGCCCCAAAATGATTTCCCATGCCCAAACACAATAGTAGACAATCAAGCCCAAAAGCAATATGCTGTGCCCATGATACAACTAACCGAACTAGACCCCGAAGCACCAAAACCGAAAAAAACACGGAATCGACCATCGCGGGCGAAGCATCCGTCAATCAGAAAAATGGAACGCGTCATATACGGCAAAAACACCTACATTACCCTTTGCTACGCATCAACTCGGTCACGAATAGTTGACAAAGAATGGTTCACATCGGAAGATGTTTACAATTTTCAGTTGAAAAAATGGTTGAGCGGAACATGTAGCGACATGTGTGCGCAACTCAATAAATTTGGCTATCTATCACGGAGACCAATCAACAAAACAAATCACAACCGCAATCAGGTGAGGTTTGAATACAGAATCACCCAATTGGGCGTGAACGCACTTCACCATCAAGCAAAAAAGGCATCATTTCGGAAATACCGACCCCATGAAGACTTTACTAAAGATGGTGATGTTGATTGAATGAAACCGAAACGAATATCATCAAATGCGCAGATGCTTTAGACGAACTGCGTAAACTTCCCGACGAATCAATCCATGCTGTCATCACCTCGCCCCCATACAACAAAAAAGGCATACAAGAGGGCAGGACACAAAACAGCAATCAAATCTGGCGCAAACACAATATTGACTACGCCTCGTACCACGACAACATGCCGGAGGTCGAATATCAACAATGGATAATCGCCGTCATAAACGAACTCCACCGCATTATCACCAAAGATGGCTCAATTTTTTTGAATCACAAACCCAGACGCTACGACAATCAAGCACGGCTTCCAACCGAATTTATTCATCAAACAAACGCCACCATCTATCAACTCATCATATGGAATCGGCGTAACAGCCCGAATATTCGCAAAGACCATCTGCTCCCAAACACCGAACACATTTATTGGTTGAGCAAAAAGAAACCTCGCACCTACCGTGAAAATATGAATCCGAACTACATCACCGAAGTGTGGGACATCGCACCGCAACAACAAACAACCCATCCCGCACCGTTCCCACCACAACTTGTAGAAAACTGCATACTTCTGGCGACCACGACGGGAGATATCGTCCTAGACCCGTTCAATGGCATCGGCACCACGACCAAAATCGCCCATCGACTCGGGCGCAGATATATCGGTTACGACATAGACGAACAATACACGCAACAAGCACGACAAGGCTTGGAGGGACAATGAGGGAATACGACATCCCCGCAAACTTCATCAAAGACCTCCAACACGGGGAAAATGGCGAACAAATCATCCGCAATTTCCTCCACGAAACCAATAGCGGGTCAATTGAAATCAAAACCGACCGATACCGCAATGGCAGAATCGCGATTGAAACAGACCAAAATCCACGCAACGAAGGTTGGAAAAAATCAGGCGTCAACATCACCGTGGCAAAATGGTGGGTTTATCAATACCACTTGGATGGTGCGTTTCTCATGATAAAAACCGCCCGCATGAAGCGGTATTTGCGTGCGCACCCCAACCGATTCAACGAAACCACCAAACAAAATTTCGCACCCAAAAGCGACAATCCCGCCAAAGGCTTCGTGCTTGAACAACACGAAGTAATGGACATGATGCTCAACCCTGACTACGATGAACCACAATGACCTACCCGATAATGCATCTCACCGCCAAAGAGGTCATACACCTCCGCAGATGGGTGAACGACTGCTATGAAAACAAACGCCAACACAAAGTAATTGACCGTAAATACACGGCTACCATGACCCCCAAGGGCGTCATAATGATGGGCAAAGCGGGCGAAGTCATTGTCGCCCGCCACTACGGAACCACCGTTGATTGGGACATCTATATCGGCGCAGACCAAGGACACGACACCAACATCAACGGTAGAAGCACGGAAATCAAAACTTCGACCCACAAAATCCTCATTATCAACGACCCTAATTACTGCGATTATGGGCTGTGGAAACCCAAAACCGAACAATGCCTCGTCGTATGGTGCAACCAACCACCCAAACAACTAGAGAACATCGGCACCGACACGCAATTCCAAATACTCGGCGGAACCACACACCAACACTTTTTTGCGAACGCCGAACCCGCTAATTACGGGCACGGACCACGCCTCGTGCTAAAAGAACATCAACTTATCGAAATCTGAAACGGGGCATTTCTACCAGACCCCTCTGGTGCAATACCAGACCCCTCTGGTATTAAAATATGTGGGCAATATAAAAACAGAAAAATAATAGTTTTAGACCTTAAAAAAAACTTTTTTAAAAGGTTGCAAAACGCCGCGGCGGGTGCTAGGCTTATACCGTAGTAAAAATTAATAAACAACATTAAACATATTAGAAATGGAAAAATATATGAGACAAATAACCGAGAGTTTTGCGGACGAAACCTACCAGAAACTTTTCGCAGAACTAACCGAAAAATACGGCGAGGGTTGGTCATGGCGGGAACAATACCGCGAAGATTACTTTGAACTCTCCGAGACCTACAGGGGATTGAATGTCCTAGCACTGTGGCAAAAATCGGATTCAAAAACGGCACCCGAAACCTTTCTAAACAGTTACTCCATCCACGAGCAAGTCATCCCCATACTTGTAACCCGATACCTCGGGAAAACAACCTGTGCGAAACCCGAAGAATTGCGGGAACCAACACGGGCGGAAAAAATCGCAAAATTCCTACAGTGGGCGAACAGTCACCATTTTGAACAGTTCACCACGGAACAATTGACCGAGCAACTCGGGTTCTCTTACCCGACCACCCTCAAATATCTGCAAACCTCACCCACATTCCGCAAACTTAAAAAAGGTTTGTGGGAAATCCGCGATGCAAAAGCGGATAGGGGGGCGCAGGGCAATAAAACGATAGATGTAAGCGAATTACTAGGGAAATAAACACCATGACTATCACACAACAACTAAACCCAAATAAAGAAAAAAAGGCACTAACAACGATTTCCGAACTGTGGGCAAACTATCGTTATCGAAAATCGCACCTAACACCAGACCAATGTGTGCTCGCCACACGATTCTCCTCCATACTTCTCACCCACGCAGGGATAGAACACGAAGTAATACCCGTAGCGGTTGTCGTATTCAACCAAAAGGGTTGGGAGTTCGTAAAAGCCAAAAAGTCGTTTACGAAAGACGGAGACGAATGGAGCGTAAGACTAAGCGTCAAAAACCCAGTCCCACCATTGAAACCCACCCACATATGTGGACATGTCGCCGTAGTTACAAACAACTACTACTTCGACCCAACCTCAGAACAACTATCTAGACCCCACCGACAAATGGAACTACCCAACTCTCTACTTGTCAAGTCTGAAAAACACACAAAACTAAGCGACGACTACAAATCTGTTTATATGTTACTTCAATCAAAACTTACAGTGCGACATGTTCCTATACTGTCGTCCCATTACTGTTGGACTTATGAACCAGAAAACACAAACTACCTAGACGGAGAGTGTTACAGACAAACACCCGAGGAAGTGATTGAGCGTTTGGATTTTAACCCTCAAAAAACGATAGAAAAAATCAGAAACATCAAATAACCCCAACAGTCCCCAATCCCACAAACTGAACAGAAAACCCGCAATAATTTGTGGATAAAATACAAACAACCACAAAGGACAAAACAAAAATGACACAACCACAACTATTCCTATTCGGACTAGCAATACTCACATTCACCCTAATAGGAACCATCACATACCTGAACGCCAAAAAACAAGAGATTCAAAACGAAACCCAAGACATCATCAGGCACTACACAAACTGGGGAAACCAATAATGACACCAAAACCCACCACCGAACAACAAATCAAACAAACCGAACAACAAATCAAACAACTAGACAAAGAAATCGCCCAACTCCAAAAAGAAATCAAACAACTAGAACAACAAAACAAACCCAAACCAAAACCCAAACCCAAACACACCCCACCCCCACAAACTAAATAAAAAACCCCCACCCAAAAAACTGGCGCACACCCGCCCACAGACCACGTCTCGGTCTCGAAAGTTACAGTCCCGACTAATTTTTCGCAGTTTTTCGTCGTGTTTTGATGTCGCGGTTTTGATTCGCGACGCTGGGGGGTTGATTATCAGGCGATTGTTGGCTAGGTTCTTACTATGACTTTAGATGAAACAGCAGAAAAAGTGAAAGAGTTTGCGAGGAAATACAAGCAGGATGCGTTTTATCAGAGAGATGTTTCCCCGTAAGCAAGGGGATATGAACTCGTTTGTTTTGTTTCATCAGGGGGATGGTTTCAGGTTCGCACAACTGAAATTGGATGGCAGTCCTGTCAAGAATCTACCTTTGTTGTTGGAGCGTTCGTTTCGTGAGGGGATTCGCAAGTTTGAGTCTGTGTCGTTTGTGAGTGATGTGTATATGAAAAGTGTTTCGTTGTCGGAGTTTGAGAGGGTCGCGGGTGAGTCTACGGGTGTAGATTTGGGGTCTGAGTTTGAGAGTAATCCGTTCTCCAATGTGGTTGAGGCGATTTGTTGTTTTACTGTTTCGTGGTCAGGTGAGACGAGAATATCTGTGTCTCAGTATGTGAAAGGTGATGATGGTTCACCTGTGTATGTCGATGATTCCCCTAGTGAGATACTTGATTCTTTACAGGAGCAAGGTCAGATGATTGGTGGCACTGTGAGAAATATCCTTGAGTCGTTTGTGATGGCGTGTAAGGTTTCCCCTTCTCAGGTGTTTCCAAGCAATTAGACCTACGGGTGCTACGGGTTACTTGATAATCAATAGCGCCATGTCGTTCTCGTGAATGAGCAAGCACTCGTTCCAAGCACCGTCAAGCGTTACTCCTGATACTCGCAATAGCGCACCACGCATAGTGTGTAGCGTGTCAGCGTGCTCAATGCTGTATCCGTCAGCGTCATAACGAAGTCCGTCAGCGAGCCCGATATCTGTAATCAGTAGTGGTATGTGTTCGCCATCCCCGTAGATATCGGCAAGAATCTCCTGCCCGATTCGTAGGTCTTTGGCGAGTATGTTCGGTATGTTTTCCATACCTACCTATGTGCGGGTGGTGTTACATCTCGTAGTTTGCGTGACTGTCCACGAAGTTGAGTATCCGTTCAGTAGTGGTCTCACCATCGTAGCCCGCATCTGCTTTGAGCCATCTGATGAAGTCATACCATTTTCGCTGTTGGTCAGCCGAGTCAAACACGAGCGTGTATTGCACGATGGTTTTGGATTGATTGTTCACCACCGATGGGGCTCCTTGTGTGATGGCTGTGTTTGTATCCACCGAGGGGGGCGCAGACAGGGTGGTTTCGCCGAGGTTGTCGCGGGTAACTACGGGTGATGGTTGTGTTGATGGAACATCGAACTGTTGGAGGACAGGGGGCGTGTAAGTCCCGTCGTCATCCTCGTTGATGTAGTTGTCTTCGATGGATGCGAACTCAAAGTCATCCCACCCCAACGACACGAACAACTCGTCGTAGTCTTCGCCGAGTTGTCCCATCATCTCGAACAGCAAATCGTTGTCCACCAACCCCAATTCGGTCGTGCGATTATCAGCAAGGGCGAATGCTATTGCACGTGCGTTGTCGCCATCGAACTCCACGACAGCCACCTTCTCCCACCCAAGACGACGGCACGCCTCAACTTGATGGTTTCCCGCGATGACCGTCAAAGTCCCGTCGTCGTTCTTCTTCACGACCACGGGTTTCACCTGCCCAAACTCCTTGTATGAAGCGACAATCGCGTCGACATTTCCTTTGCGCGGGTTGCCATCAAGTGGCACGAGTTTCGTGATGTCCACCGCCAAGTGGCGGATGCTTTCGTGAATGTTGCTCATACGGGACTTCTGCCTTCCTGCTACGGACCGACCTGAACACGGACATTGGCATTCAATGTCCTCAACGCATCAAGCGACGCACGCACGGAAAGCAACTTCTCCCGTTTGGCTTTAACCAATGCTTCGGCGATTTTGTAGCCGTAGACTTCGTCGGAAAGTTTGTAGTCAGCCCACGCTTCGCGTTCTTTGATAGACCCTTTCGCCGACAGGTATTCCTTAGCCCAATTAGCCTTCATCAACCCCTCTTTTTTGGCGCAATCAGTTGCGAGCGTCTCAAAACTCTCCGTCTCCTCCTCAAGCATCTCCATCAGACGCATTATTTCGGATTCGATTTCGATTTGCGAAATGGGTTGTGTTCTAGCCATTTGGGAGTCCCGTCCAATCAACATTGTTCAAAGCGTCGAGTTGCTCTTTCGACCAATGATAATGACTTCGATTCAGTTTGGCAATCAACATCTGCTCCAAAACCCACGCATCGCACCTGTCTCCACCGTCGCCACCGCCCCAAATAATGCCTGTCTTCGCCGAAATCGCCGACACCACCTCCGACTTTCCCGCATTTCCTTTCCCTGTCGCAAACTTGGCGCGGGCTGTTGGCGCAATCACAAAGAACGGAATCGACTGCTCGAACAACGCCAATCGAACGACACCTCCGAGTTCGCCGAGCGAATGCGAATGCGACATGCGGGACGCATAAGAGTAGCCTTCGACAGCGACGGCATTGATTTCCTGTTTCGCAACCGTTTCGAGGATTCGATTACGAATCTCCTTCAGCCGTTCCACCCCCTGTGTATCAACCCGAATACTTTCCGTCATCCCACCGATGGATACGCCTGTTGATGTGAGAGACAAGTCCAATCCCATTGTGTTGATTTTCATCATCTTTCCCATCCGTGCTTCGCCAATCCCAAGTCAAAAGCCAACTGCGGGTAGTTTCCGATGCGCCGATGGCACGGGCGACACACCACTATACAGTTTGCTTCGTCCAAGATGCTTCCCCCTTGAGACCTGCGAACCAACTCATGGACATCGACTGATGGTCGGAGTGCGAATGTGATTTTCCCGTCGTGCTTCGCGAACTTCGCGCACGCCTCACACCACCGTCGTTCCGCCAAGAGCCCCGCCACGAAGGGGCGCCTTGATTCATAAAGTTCTTCCCTTTTCTTTGACTTCTGTCGAATCGGTTTTGTCGAACGTTTTAACGGCGTGCGTTTGAGTGGTTTTCGTGGTTTCTTCAAGAGACTGCTTTGTTGGTGTTGTAGGTCAGCCCGTCTCCGTCACGCAACTTTTTCCCGCATTTCAGACAAACTTCCATCCACGGGTATGACCTGCGGAACTCAAGCGGGTGTTGGCATTCCACCAATGTGCGGGCTTTTTCAACTGCTGTCGTGCGAACAAACTCCGACATTGACACTCCGATGTGCGCCGCAGCGGACTTGATGAGTTCATGGTCTTCGGATGTCGCTCGAATCAAAATCTGGCTTTGAGCCTGCTCTCCTTTCGGGGCACCTGTGGTTTTCCCGCGAGTCGGGACTAACGACGATGCGACAGCATCCATCGAGGCTTCAAGATTATCGACTACGGGTTCTTGGTCGGGCATTTCAAGTTCATCCCTTGTTGAGGAGGTATGTTTCTGCTTCAAGAACAGAGTTTTGTAAACCGTCAGCCCATTGAAACAAGAGTTTTGTCGCCCACGGTTCAAGCGACCATTCGGGGAGTTCGCCTTTGACAGCAGATTCTTTGGAGAACGGGAATCGTTCTTGCAGAGATGCCTGCACTTTCATTGCACGGTCTTGCCACGTGCGTTGTTCCCTCATCCACGCATCTGCTTGGTCGAGAACCTGCGACGGGGATGCCGATTCGAGTCCCGCATCAGCGACGACAGCCATGCACACCTCGGTAGACGGCAACATTTCCCTGATGTCGGGGTCGGATTTGTTGATGGTCGGGTCGCTGTTGATGGCGATGATTAAGGCAACTATTTCCTCGGGGATTTGAGATGCGATGATTTGGTCGGTTAGATTAGCCATATCTACAGATTAGCCTTGTTTTATGCCGAAAAACGCTACAAAATCGGGGTTGCTTTTAATGTTGTAATCCATTATAATAGAACTATCTATGAAAATACTAAACAACGATAAACAAGCAACCCAAACGGTGATGTTTGCGGGTGATATTCATGGGAATGTCAAGCACGCACAATGGGTCTTTGATACTGCGGTGCAGAACGAATGCACGCACATAATCTCATGTGGCGACTTCGGATATTGGGTTCACCTACCTCGTGGCGAAAAGTTCGTGAACTCGGTTGCAGAACTCGCACAAGAAACCAATATCAAGTTTCTTTGGGTAGACGGCAACCACGAAAACCACGACATACTTCGCAACCTCGTTGAGAAACACGGCGACCTCGAACCAATTGACACCCCAAACAAATGGGTGCAATGGATACCTAGAGGTTGCAGATTCATCATCGGCGACACAACCTTCATGGGTTATGGCGGTGCGTATAGCGTGGATTGGAAGCAACGCGTTGAAGGCGAATCATGGTGGAGGGGCGAACTAATAAACCCCTACCATATTGACGGACTTTCAGACGACCCTGTAGACATCTTGGTGACGCACGAAGCACCACTTGGCAAGGAAATCTCGTATAAAGACGATATTCCCGTCAGCGTGTCGCAACGAGCGTTGGTCAGCGAACTTGTCAATAAAGTTCAACCGAGCGTCTTGATGTGCGGACATCATCATGTAAGGGAATCATGGAACATCGGCATCACCGAGGTTAATGTTCTCGGGCGAGACACGATGGGTCACGAAAGTGTGATGGTCTACGATGTCTGATATTTACGACCTAGAAGAACAAGCACAACTATGGCGAGAACACCTTGAGTCGCAACAGCGATTCGAGGAGTTCCGTGAGGAAATGATTGCGAAATATCCAAGCACGCATCTCGTAGTCATGGTCACGCAACCAAGCGGAGGGGACAGATATTACGGTCCGTTCTCAAATGGCGCAGATATGTGTTCGTGGATAGCGAATCAACCACAGCGAGTAAAGTTCATCGTTATCCCATTGCGGAACAGGTTGAGAACAAGAACACACGACGACTTCTACGACCCGTTCGTGGACAGCAAACAAAACGAGTTCGGGTGGGAAACAACACAAAATGGATAAACTTCATAAGGCGTTCTACGGGTTCTTTGCGATTTCAGTTATCGTAATCATCTACGAACTTGCAGTAATAATCAAACAACTAACCACCTAAATCAACTAAATCAGGAGCACACAAATGGCTAAGGCACTAATTATCCGCACCAACGGGACTGTTCAAGCAGTCGAAATCGGAGAAGGGAAATACGACATCATCTCGGACACCGTCGGAGGCATTTTTGATTCCGTCAGCAACAACCTTCTTGACATCGTCGGGTATGTAAACGACATGGGATTACTCATTGGACTTGAACCCAACCCGATGGGGACAGGCATGTTCGGGCATGTCATTGTCGGGGACATCGTAATCAGCAGGGTGAACGACGAAGGTGAAACCATTGATTTGGGGGAACCGTATTTCACGGAAAGGTTCGCATCACTTGTGCGTCAGGTCAATTCTGACGAGGAGACCAAGCAAAGGTTGGCAGAAATGCGTGACATGCGTGCGCAAGAACCAATGAAGATTTTCGGGTTGGACGAAAACTTTCAGGTTGTCGGGGACGAAAAGTTTTAATCGTCCCGATGCATCTCGCGGGATGCTTTTATCGGGGACGACCAAAAATCAATGATTTACAGCCAGGGTTCTTCTGGCTCCACCAACTTCGGCTGTGTTGATGCGCGACTTACGGGCTTTCGTGCCGTCGGGACTGATGGACGACTTCCGCCGTCTTTCTTCTCCTTCTTTTGATACGACTCGACTCCGTATACCGACAAACCAATGTTGTCCGCGACCACTTCGGTAACAGACTTTTTGTTGCCTTCTTTGTCTTCGTAGGAACGCTGTTCCAAACGACCCGTTACGACAACTTTGCTTCCTTTGGCAAGCGTGTTTCCGCCGTCCTCCGCAAGGGTTCTCCACGCAACGATGTTGAAGAACGATGTCTTTTCCTGCTTTTCCCCTTGTTGGTCTGTCCAATAATGGTTGCAAGCGATGCTAAAAGCAAGTTTTGCTGTCCCATTCGCGAGGAACTCCAACTTCGGGTCGGCGGTTAGATTACCGACGAGAGTGACTGGTGATGCTGACATACTCCGGATTCTCCTAATGTGTTTTGCTGTCCCGCTTATCGGAACAGGCTTCATGGACATACTAGCAACAAAGGGCTATGCTTGCAGGCATGACCAAATCACCCGCAGATGCTCGACTCGCAGTCCATGAAGTTATTACGGAAATCCTTGTTTCTTTGGCTGTTGACGACGAAACCACCGACACAGAAGTTGAAGGTTTTGAGGACGACATGGCGCAGGTCGCGGATTTGATGCTTGATGCGCTTGGGTTCGAGGTCGTTTCTGTCGATAACGGGGAAGGAACTCGACTCACCGCCCGACTTGAGATTCTTGAAGACCCCCTGTCGGAAGAAGACAGTCCCGAGGTTTAGTCGTCGTCCAATCCCGGGTGGGCAGACCAATCGCCGTCGTAATCTTCCTCGTCAAGAACTTCATCAATCGCTTTCGCGATGTATTCTTGCGATAATTTGTAAACTTCGTGGTGCAGGTCGGAGATGGCATCCGTGTTCAACACTTTTGCCCAAATATCTTCGTCGTATCGGTTGAACCTCTTGAACAACATATCTTCGACTTCACGCTGTTCGGCGAGCAACTCGACATCCCATCCGTGCCTGCGTTGAATGTAGGAGATAATCGTCGTCGCCGCTTCATCGGGACTCCCTATCTCGCCGTATAGTTCGTCAAGATATTGTTTGGCTACGGATGCCATTTGATTCTCCTTCGTTACCGCTTCGGAGATGAATCTAGCAAGTTCCTTCAAGGAATCCCGAGGAATTTGCACGGAAGGTAAGACGATTTCCTCGTAATTTTCTTGTTGGTCTTCGATGTTCTCATCCACCACAAAATAGTATCACCCGACCGCACAACACCCTTCATTTAACCTGACTCTTACCGACCTGATGTGTCGGGGAAAGGAGCAAAAACTATGTGGCATATCGTGCCTGACGCAACCCAAGATGGGTTATACCGCGTCATTAACGACGGTGAAGAGCCAGATTTCACGGGAATTGATTTTCCTGAGAATCTTCTCCCACGCGAACTGTTGCCAATTGACGACCACTAATAGGTCGTCTAGGTCTTTCGTTGCCCCCGTGCCCGTGTTATTGGGTGCGGGGGTTTCGTCGTTTCTAGCCGAGCGACAAAACCGTTTTCTGTGTTTTGATTTTCGCACGGGTAACCCACGAGTTTTCGTCAATGGTCGCGAGAGCCAAATCCTCTATGTCGCCTTTTCTGTGATGGTCAAGAAATTCAACGACAGAATTGTAAATTGACCAACCATTAAACCCGAACCCACCTGCGTTCCGTTGATTCGCGAACAACGAACGGATAGTCCCGTTGATTTCTTCGCGGTTGCGTCGCTGCCTGTCGGTCTCGTCTTTCGCCGGCGGGAAGATGGCGTTGATGACTTTGTCCACCTTGTTCGATGATTGCGGGACAGGTATCCCCAACATCACTTCAGCCTGTTCTTTGAAAGACTTAGCCCACTCGGTCGAGATTTGTAATGCTTCTTGGGCGGTTTTCATGTATTCATCTGCGTTACGGGTATGCCTTGCGGTGAACACGCGATGCGCTTTTTCAAGTCCAAGAATGACCGTGTTTTGGCAGACGGCACGGACATCGGTGTTGGCGTAGCGAATCGGCCAAAAACCATCATGCCCTTGAGATACAACCAAGTATCGGGCGATTTTGTCGTTCACACCTGTCGGGTCAATGATTAACGAGCCGAGGTCTATCGTGGCGAAGAACCTGGCGCCCCCTTTCAGAACACCGCAAGTGTCAATAACTGTTTCGCCTTTTGACGCACCAACAACCGCGAGTGCCCTTTCAAGAACTTCCCGGTTCTGACGGACATCGTAACGATTGCCGACGACCGCGAGTGCGTTGAAAGTCCCGCTCTCCGGGTTGACACGGACCGTTGCCCTTGAGTCTTCAACGATTACGGGACTTCCATCCCAGTTCCGAATCATGTTTCCGTCGTCATCAACGACGGCAACTTTCGTGAGGATTACTTGGTAGTCGGCTTGTGCTGCTTCAAGCATGGCATCGACTGTTTGGAGTCCTTCCATTTTTTTGCCAAGTCTGTGCCACGGTGTTTGTCCTGCGTAGGCGAATCGGGCTGTCCCGTCTGCGTTGAGTTCGATGTTGTGTGGCATTGTGGGTGTCCTCTCGGTTCTGTTTAGTTTATCTGAAATCATATTAACTAACGAGAACATGGAAAACAACCCTAAAACTGATAGTCGGTAAATGCGGTAGGGGCTAACCACCCTTACCGCATCTGCTTTTATCCCAAGAACACGGGTCCCAGGGACTCCAACCTGCTAGGTCGTAAAGAAGTTTTCCTGCTTTGAGGTTGGTAATCGGGTCAAAAAGAGGTGCTTGTTCGCAGATGTTCATCTCCCGGCACACCGCCGCCCACTTGTTCCGCTTCGGGTTGTAGTTCACCCCGTTGATTTGTAACAGTCCCGTGTCCGACGCGTGGTTAGACCCGTCGTGTCCGATGATTTTACAGTTCTTATCAACGATGTCTCCGCCTCGACGGACAGGACATCCGCCCGATTCCCGAAGAATGATTTGCCCCAATTTAGGCAAATGTTTCGTTTCCCATCCCGCCCGTAAAGCGAGTTTCGGCAACCAAGAGATGTCTCCGTGGGAAAACGAAATACCCGCATAGGGGTTGGTGGTGGTCGGTGATTCGAGTTGATTGAGCGGGGGGATAAGCAGGATTTCGGCGGGACTGACAACCACCGCTGCCGCTGGTTGGTTGGTCTGTGAAATCTTCTCGACACCAAAAATGCTTGAATATATAGCAAACAGCAAAGCGGTTGTTTGTTTCGCAATCAAGAAATTGTCCTTCAGTTGGTGGATAGGGCTCGGGTCTCTTGTGCCCGTCTATGTAAAATATTCTTAGAGTTCTAGTATAGCAAAGATTGCGTTCAGATTACAAGCCAGCAACCAGCCCTTGCCGGTTAAGGGTTTCGCATCTTCGGGAACGGGACTACCCGCCCAAACCTTTCTCCGTGAACAAAGCAACCAGTTCATTACTCGACACGTCTCGACCAGATTCGCCGCCGTCGGTTGCGACGTTCACGACCCCTCGTTTGCGTTCAATCAAGTCGTAGATGTATTCATCTATTGTCCCTTCGCACAACAGATAGGTTGCCGTGACTGAACCCTGTTGCCCCAACCTGTGGCATCGGCTATAAGTTTGGTCAATATCGGCTGGCGTCCAGGGCAACTCGACAAAAAGCACGTCCTGTGCTGCTGTGAGGGTGTGCCCGGTCTTCGCTGCTTGGATGCTGAGCACAATCACGGGGGCAGTCCCGCATGGTTCTTCTTGGAAACGGGACTTCGCATCTTCGACGTCGCTAACCAGCATTCCTCCTTGAATCTTCAAACCACCATATTTCTTCGATATCTCATCGACAACGTCGCGGTGATGGGCTGCTACAACGACTTTGAGCCCGGATTCGATGTGGGATTCAATGAACTCGTGGACTGCTTCCATCTTGGCTTTCGCTGCCAGCCGACGCAACACAGACAAACGAACCAAATGTTCATTCGATTCGGCTTTCATCCGGGCTACGACGGCTGCTGACCGGGGTGAAGTTCCGAGTTCTTCAGCAATCTGCTTGGCTCGCTCGACCAGATATTCGACAATGTCCCGCTCCGCTTTCTGGTATTCGACCATCTGTGCGGGACTCCCGGTTACATACACCGGTGCGTGCCTGACCGGGGGCAAATCATCGAGAACTTGGTCCTTGGTTCGACGGATGTAGCAGTTCCCGCGAAGTTTTTCATTGAGTTCATCAAGATTGCTGTGTCCGCTGATGTTCCATTGACCAAATCTGTCCCTGAAAGCACCGCAATACCGTCGATAAAAACCCCACAACCCACCGAATGCGTTAAGTTTCCCGAGGACGTCGAGTTGGCTGGCGTATTCCGCTGGTCGATTGGTGACCGGTGTGCCGGTCAAGCAGAGCACAAGTCCCGATGCCGGTATCTTTTTGGCTATCTTCACGGCGGCTTTGGTGCGCTGCGCTGCGGGACTTTTGACGTAATGCGATTCGTCGAACACGCATGAGTTGAAATCGAATAACTTTTTCTCCCAATGCGCGATGTTCGAGTAGCCGACAACCAGCACATCAAAGTCCTCCTCGGGGAAGTTCTTTCTGTCGGTGATTACGGCAACTTTTCGGTTCGGCAACCATTTACCGTATTCCTTTTTCCAATTCAACACAAGGTTCGGTGGGCAAACCACTAAAGCAGGATATGAGTTCTCCACATTTTCAATGGTCGCAATTGCTTGCAGGGTTTTCCCCAAACCCATGTCGTCGGCGATAAAACAACGTCGAGCCGCTGCCGCATATCGAACACCGGCTCTTTGGTAAGGGAGGAGCGGGAGTCCCGCAACATCAAGTTCTGCTTCGGTGGAGCGGGACATTTGGACGGATTTTTCGTGTTCGATTTTGATTTCTGATGCGATTCGATTTAGGTCTTCAGGGATTTTTTCTCCGAACTTTTCCGACCACATCAAGGTTTCGGCGATAGAGGAGATAGGTGCTCGCCATGCTTTTGTTTTTGAGTGCCAAGTCACGCTCGGTATCTGCTTCACCGCCTTGACCTTAACGGGGTCGTAGGCGAAAGATAGGTAGATGAAGTCACCGTCTAGGCGCACCCCGAAGGTGGGGTTTAATGGCTCAGGTAAGTCAAATGTTAAAACTTGTGGGTCTATGGTGAACCCGTGCTTGGTGGCGAAGTCTCGTAGTTCAACTATTGAGCGCATGGGGATACGCCACGCTTTGGCTAACTTGTCCCACCGCGCCCCATATATTTTTTTGATTTCATCGACGGCATCTTTGTCGTAAGGGAAGTATGCGACTAGGTGGTCGTCGTTAAGCAGTAGGTGTTTATCCACGCCTCTATCGTATTGCGTTTAACCACTCTTACTCGGTGGGTGTTTCGGCTTTTGTCCACATTTCGTTTGCGTATTCAGAGATTAGGTCTGAGTATTTGTCGGTTGCCCACACATCGTCGGTCATAGGTATATGCCCATATCGCAACAAATAGTCGGTCGCTTTGTTTAACCAATACTTTTTTTCGACCTCGGTTAGGTTCTCAAATGTTTTCATTTGCACTCCTCGTAGATATGTCCGTTAATCATCGTCAGTAGACAGTCTTGATTTTCGGGTAGGTAAATAGTGTTGCCTACTTGGATAGGGTCTCCATAAACCGCAACAAGGTTGTCGGTGACTGCCTGTATGTTGCCTTCGCAGTTATTTTCTGCGATGCGCCACAAGGTGTCCCCCGACTGCACTTGGTGAGGTTCGAGACTACAGGTGAATTGCCTTGCTCGTGCTTGCCCGACTGTAAATGCGACGATTAACGCCACAAAAGTCAAAACAAGATAGATAGTGCTCCGTGTTCTCTTAATTGTTGAATTCATAATACTCCTGTGCTTGGTATAGATTTGTGCAGTTCAGTTCGTAATAGTTTTCAACTTCTTGTATTACGGGTTTCGTGTTATCCGTGAGTTGGTCATCGCCTTCTACGGTATTCGGTATTGGGGTATTCAATTCCATTTCTTTCTTTAATTTTGATAGGGGGTTTTGTATTACATATATCATTATAGTAGTAATTTTATAAAAAACAACTATTATTTTTAGAAACAAATTCATACGAACAGGTGTTCGCCCCAACCCGTTTATTCTTTTGACCGACCCTAAATCAAAAAAATTCTTTCGACCCCAAATCGAATCAAACAAAAATCGAGCACTCAAAGCCGTATATCCGTTTTGTTAGCGGGGCTGTGCTACAAAGCCGTCTTCGGAACAGTCCCGACTGTCGTCGTCTACCACGGGACTACACGACGCCGACGGCAAGGTTATCGAAGTCGAGAACCGCGAGACCGACGAACAGGTTGCCCCCGAAACGATGACGGTGGCGGATAGCCACAAGTGCGTGTGCCACGCTCGTGCGTCGTGCGTATGGGCGCAGGCGGTCGTATGGGTGCACACGATGATTTGAGCCCCTGTGGGGTAATCCGATACCGTGCCACACTTGTCGGATATTCTGTTAGTGTTATATCTAACTAGACCACTTCGTGTGGAGAAATGAGAAATCCAATGTCAGTTTCAACACTTCCAGAACTCACTCGTGAAGAGCGTGTCGTGTCTTGGTTGCGCGACCACGCAGGCGACAACCCGTTTTTGCGTTCGGTTTTGTTCAACTTTGACCGCAGGGGTTCTTTGACCGAAAAGCAACTTGATGCGGTTGAGCGCAATATGAACCGACCCGTGCGTGTCGTGCAGGCGAACCCCGTCTCGGAGGTTGGTATGTATCGCAACGAGTCGGGCGAGATGTTTCGTGTGAAGCGGTCTCGTCAGTCGGGCAACCTTTATGCGATGCGTTTCGTCCCCGAAGCGGTCTCGAAGTCTGAGCGTTTCGTTTATGAGCGTGGTGGCGTGTTTCGTCTCAGCGCAGATATGCGTATGACCGTTGAACAGGCGCAGGCGGTCGGGGTGCAGTTCGGTATCTGTTGCGTGTGTGGCGCAGAACTCACGGCGACTGAGAGCGTTGCGAACGGTATCGGACCGATATGTGCGGGCAGGGTATAACCCCCCTGCGCCCCTGACGGACTCAGAGCCCCCCTGCCATCAGGGGGGCTCTTCGTTTATCACGGCTAATATAAAACCAACCAACACGGCGCAAGCCGAGAAACGGATATAGACATGAATATAGATACAGGCACTTCGTTGAGCGAAGCATTGGCAGAAAACTACTTCGGTATCGGCGCAATAGGTTTTGAGGTAATCAACTCAGTTATTGACGACCTTGCACACGAGCGTTTTGATGATGAGTGGTTATCTGAGATGGGCAACACACGAACAGAACTCTCAAAGGCATTACAGAGCGTCGTCATGAGCGTTATTGAAGGTGGTTATCTGTTCTCAATGCGAACCCCTGATGGGTGGGTTCGTCTCGCAGACCACGATTAATCACCCTTAAACCCCCAATATCCCCGTTTGCCAAAGCGCAGATGGGGATATTTTTTTGCCCTAGTTCTGTTCGACTTGTGTTCGACTGATGCTCGATTTCGGAAAGCAACAACAACGGGGAAGATAGTCCCGACAGCACAATGAAGATATGCAGTCCCGCAGATGCGATTTCCCGTGCGGGGCTCATGATTGAACAATAAAATCTCGGGACTCACCCGCGCCCGCGCCCGCGCCCGCGCCCGCGCCCGTGCCCACGACGGCGCTCGAAGCCAGCACCCGCGAACACAGACGCAACCTTTGACGGTGGCGGATAGCCACCATGTCGGCAGATATTCGGCAGATATATCAGACACGACGAGTCGAACAGACACAGACACGGGCTATAAGACGGGTAGACAATGAAGCCGATAACCCTGCAACACTCCCCAACTAAGTTAGTGGGCGACAAGTGATAAACGGTTATCACTACTAGACAAGGGAGATAAATAATGAAAGACCTAATCAAATATGCAACACGCAAATTTGACAAGCACGAGAGACATATCACCTATATTTGGCGAAGTGCACGACAAGAATTAGTCAATGAGCACGGCGACAAGGTCGGTGGGCAAGTTAAATTGTCATTGTGGCACGAGAAGGGCACTAAG